TCCTTTGGGTTTCATTGATCCATAGTGTGAAGGCATGACAATAAAAGTAGCTGACTTTATATTACTTCCTTTTGCGGTTCTTAGCTGCTTTTAAAGCAAAGCTTTTTAACCAACAGCAGTATTATCGTTACCAATAGTATTTACCAATAGCTGTGTTTTTGTCAGTAGTTGTATATCCAATAGCAGTATTATGCTCACCACTTGTAGCAGTTAAAAGCCTTGCAATAACTACGTTTTGTGTAAAATAGCCGATTGCTGTGTTTTACTTTCATGCAATTTACCCAACTGCTGTATTATGTGTGCCGCTTGTATTTCCTACTGCTGTGTTTTAGTAACCTTTTGTATTTCCAATAGCTGTGTTATATATACCAATAGTAATTACCAATAGCAATATTATAGTAACCTATTGTATAAAGTAAAACCATTGATATGACTAGCTTTTAGTTTACAAATCCTACTGCTGTGTTATTGATACCTTTAGTATTTACCTACTGCTGTGTTCTTGTTACCAGATGTAAAACCTATTGCAGTGTTTCTGTTACCTTTAGTTTTTCCTACAGCAGTATTATGTGTACCATTAGTATTTCCGATAGCTGTGTTTTATCAACCACTTGTATTTCCAAAAGCAGTATTATTGTTACCAGTTGTATATACCAAAACCCCTGCAACCACTAAGATTTTTTATTAACAACCAATAGCTGTGTTCTTGTAACCAATAGTATTTCCTACAGCAGTATTATTAGCACCATTGGTAATTCCTACAGCAGTATTATAGTCACCACTTGTATTTCCTATTGCAGCATTATAGTTACCACTTGTAACACTAAAAACCATTGCAATAACTAGCTTCGTATAAATTAAACCAACAGCGGTATTCTATGTTCCTAATGTAAAACCAACAGCAGTATTATGTGTTCTCGTTGTAAATCCTATTGCAGTGTTTTATGTACCTATCGTATTTCCTACTGCGGTATTTTAGTTTCTCGCAACAAAACCAACAGCAGTGTTTTATGAACCAATGGTAATTAATTCTTTTTACGTTTTTTAGCAGTTGATAAAGCTATTGCTTGAGCTTGTTTTAATGTCTTGCCCTCTTTCATCAACAAACGTATGTTGCCAGAGATAGCCTTTTGTGATTTGCCTTTTTTTAATGGCATAGATTAAAGAAGATATTTACTTACTAGCCGTCTGTCCTGTGGAGTGACAGCATCTACTATTAAACCTTCGGCTAGTTGCCTTAAGTCCTCTTCAAGTTCACCAGAACTTTCTCTGATAGCTTTTGCAAGTTTCTCAGGAACAGTCTTGTCCTCTGGAAACCTCTGCGTCATTGCAAGTGCTTCCTCTAAATTCATAATAGATTTAAAGCATTATCTGTAATTTCTTCAACCCAATTATACAATCTAGGTGCAATCTTTTGCATTTCTTCTGGATTTAACACATATTGAACAAAGCTTTCTGCAAATAGTTCTCTAGGGTTTTTTCTTGAATATCCTGTAACGTAGTTCATACCGCCCATCTTTTTAAATTTATTTCCTAAAGCAACAGCACCACTTCCTTTGTAATGGATTTGATGACCAATTTCATGGATCATAGTAGAAAACCATTTGTCACTCAAATCATTTGCTCTAGTATTAGAAAATATTTCGCTTGCTGGTGCTTTTTTACTGTAGTAATCTGCACTATTCCAGTAATCCGCATAATTTTTATTTGTTCTTAAAGTATCTCTAGCTTGTTGTTTCATACGCAATGCAGCAGTCTTAGTGATTTTTGCAGAACCTGTTTTTACTTCAGTATTAACAATAGTAGTATGAACAGAGGTATAGCCAGAACAAGTTTTCCCTGCTGGTTTGAAAGCAAAAAATAAATCGTCTTTAAATTGTTGATCTTTTATATTTTTCTTTACAAAATTCTTATTAAAGCTGTTTGCATAAATCTTTGTTTTTTTGAAAAACGGTGTTTTATATTTATCAATAAATTTAGCAGTTGTTTTATTAGCATCATCAAATGCTTTCTTGTTTAAAACAGCAAACTTTTGATAGGTCGCATTAAAGTTATATGTGTCACCCTGATAATTAAAGTTATTGATAGTTTTACTTTTTTGTAGAAACTTGCGTAGTTTCTTAGTATGTTTTCCTGTTAGTCCTCCGACAGATTCAAGGCTATCAATACTTTCATCAACAAACTGCTGAGTAGATTTAGCAATGTTGTTATCTGCTAAATATTTTTCTAAAGTATCTGTACCAAATACAGGGGAAGTTGTGCCTGTAGCTATAGATGTTGCTGTAACTTGCGGTGTTGGCTTGGGTTTGGGTTTGGGTTTGATTGCACTAGGTTTGCCATACAATCTTTCCAAGTCCTTCAGACTTCTTTCGCTTCCATCATTACGAATCATCTTCCTTAAGGCTGCCTGTCCAGAACCTTCCTTCTTTGCTAATTTTCTAAAATAATTGACTTTTCCTTCATTACCAAAAGTCTTGATCTGTAACTTTCTATCTTGATCTAGTAGCCAATTTCCGTATGTTGTTCCCTGCGGAACTCTGCCTGTAGCTGATGGTCTGGTGTCAAACTGTGTTGCTGGCGGTTCTTCGAGACTTGGATAATCTTCCTGCAATCTTTTAAAGTCAACAACAGGGACAGTAGTAGATCGACAATTAAAGTGTTGAGGTGGTGTTGGCCCTTTGTTGTATTCAAACTCTTGGCCATCAAGCCTCATACATATTGCACTTGTTCTTGAGTCTAGCGTTGCGACATATTCATATCTGGGAGATACCTTTTTATTTGCCGCATATACAGCCTGACTTGCTTGATTCTGTACTTGATTGATTGATGTTCTTACAATAGTTCGTACCTGATAATTAGCAAGTTTTGTTGCTTCACCTCCAGCCGCTGCAATCTGTTTTAAATTACCTTTTTGTCCAAATTCAAGTCTGCCTATCATTCGCCTTGCAATCTGTTCTGTTGTTTCACCTGAGAACACACCTTGCCTTATGTGTCTTGCTAAAGACTCTTGCTGACGTTCTGCTATACCTCTAAATGCTTTCTCAACTGTTTGTCCATTAGGTAACGTAATTGCTGCTCCTTGTCTAGCAGTAAGCTCAAACTTTCCAGCACCAAACTTTACAAAATCATCTTCTGTAAATTGTTTACTTGTAAAAATATTTGTTTGAGTTGGATCAGTGCTTACAAATGATTCTGCATATTTAGGACTTACTGCAACACTATTGATCGGAATATTCCCAGAAGCTGTAACCTTTTTAAGTTCATCTTTTATAAAGTCTGTCTGCAAAAGTGCAAACCCCTGCAACTCCTGTGTCATTTCTTTGGTTGCAGTCTTAGCCCAACTGTTAAGATTAGTTTTTGACTGAGCAATGATAGCTCTTAATCTTTTTCTTGTTTGAGGTGCAATAACTACACCTGCACCAGCCACTTGCTGCCTAAGATCAATTTCTTTTAACTTTTTTGCAGATGCAACAATTATGTCATTGTAAGTCGTGACAAATTTTCTAGAAACAGAATTACCATATCTATTTATGTCAATAGTTTCTCTAAAAAATACCTCTGGTGTATCCATTTATCATTCTTCCTCTTGTTCCTCCTCTGGCTCTGGGTCAGGTTCTTCTGGTGGCTCTACTTCTGTTAAACCTCCCTGTTGTGTGCCTTCGATCTCTTCCTCTACATCAAAGTCATCACCAAGAACCTCACCAGCAGATAGTTGATTCAACAAGGTTTCCTGAGTGATAGTTCCAGCAGTAAACAATGTGAGTAAACTTGTAATCTCTTGTGGTTCTAATCTTGCACTTACAAAGTCTCTATTAACAAAAGAACTCCCAGCATTAGGTTCATTGAGATATTCGCTATGAAACTTCAAACAGTTATCAATCAAATCTTGCATCTGCTGTGCAATCACCATCATTGTGCTGTCATTCTGCGACCTGTCTATCCTCTTGGCTTCTGCTGACTCTCCTACTAACTTCTGACCAAGCACCGCCGCTAGTGACAATGTATTGATCTGTTCTGCAATATCTTTCAGTCTTGTGAACTGACTGTCATAGCTATCGCCAGATGGAGATATATATTCCATGCGTGACTCAGGTGGCAGTGATAATGCCTCATTTGGGCCTGTTGTTATCTCATCTGCATTTGGATAGCCAAACACTGCAAGCATAGGAACAGAACTGATATGCAAGATATTATCCAAGTCAGATTGTATCTGATAATGCTTGAGGTTTAGTTCTGCAATGTCATACAAAGGACTGCGGCTTTCGTAATAGCCAACTCTGTTTGAATAGGCAATAGCAAAAGGAATCTTATCCTTAAGGCTCATTTCACCTTCATCAAATAATTTATATTCACCCTTCTTTTCATCTTTTCTGTGAATCTCATATCTACCACGTTCAAGAACTCTAATTTGTTTAATAACCTTGTCACCATACTTTCCATCCGATTCAACAACCTGTTCCAATAAACGCAACTGTGTGAGTTCTCTTACCCCATCTATGATCTCAGACCGCCAGCCTAGAATATCTTTTGGTGTATATGTCACCCAATATGGTCTAGTCTTATCTCCTTCTTTTGGTGCATCAACTAAAACTCCAACATGACCAAAGCTGATTGCCAGTCTTGCTGTGTTATATAACCAAACATTGAGATCATTACCTTCAAGGTCAACATCAAACAACTGTTCTCTAACTAAGTCAGATACATCATCTAGTCTTACTGGCTTCCTGACCAGCATACCTGAGAGCATTTTCTCAATACGCTGCAAATATGGCACTACTGTTGATCTACTTAGCCTTACGTCATAGCTATCATCTGTTTCTCTTGCCTCTTGTGGCAAATACTTTCTATGCTCACTTCTAATTTTATATGTTCCTTCCTTCAAATCTGTTATCAAATCCCAGAACTGACTCATCCTTTGATAAGCAGCGTTAGGGCTGGCAACTGTAGTAGCAGCTTGTGTTATGGGCTGATTGTAAATATTTAGTGAGCTATACACAGTTTTGCCTCAATAGTACCATGTTCTTAATATATTCTAATCCCTGTAGGTTTGCCCGACCTAGCAAATAATGGATTGAACTCTCTCCATACAAGATAACCTAAAGCATCAGCCATATGGTCATAG